AGCAAATACTATGCCAAAGTTAAAATTCTTAACTCATGTTGTACCAGCACCTTATGACCTGCTCTTGTTATAACTCTAATGACTACAATGACTTATGGTACCCAAAAAATGCGTAAAAAATTGTGTCGTATTATGGAACAGGTGGGGGAGGTCTTCCTTTCTAATCTATCCTTTTTCAGACTTTAGGTATCCATACTTGACATCTTACAAACATTTTGTATAATACATGTATGGAATGCAAACAATGCGGAAAAGAATCCAGAACACGGTTTTGTAGTACCGAGTGCTTTCACGCATGGAGGCACGGTCGCCAAGTGTTTCCATCGCCAATCGTGCAACTTGTATGCACTTTTTGTGCCAAACCATTTGCAAGACGAAAATCTAGAATAAGAGGATACAAACAATATTGTTCAAAAGAATGTTTTAGGAGAGATCAATGGTCGAATTACAATCACGACACAAGGACATGATACGTAGAGAGATAGCTGGAGCAACAGTAGATGAACTTACAACAGAGTTTGGGTTGTCTAAAGCAGCAATCAGTACAATCCGGCACTCGGCATTATACAAGGGCGAACTCGATAAGTTAAGCAAAGAACTAGACGAGAAAATTGTTGAAACTGTTGCGGAACGAATAGCAAGCACTAAAGTTATCGAGATTTTTAATGAGAGTGCGGACGAACTTGCCAAGGCTCTCGTAGATATAGCATTGAACTCAGACTCAGATAAAACGAGACAAACTGCTATCAGTGATATTATGAATAGACTAGGGTATAAGTTGCAACCAAAAGACGAGGGTGCTAGTGATATTAATATAATGATTAATGAAGAAGCAATGAAAGCTCTTGTGAGTGCCAGCAAGGAAAGAAAATGATTGAACAAAATCTAGAAACTTTAGTGACTTCATTAGGATTTCCTTCTATTGAGGAATTTAAGAAAGCTGGTCTTAATGATACTTACTTTTTTGCTAAAGCTTTCGCAGGGTACACAAGATTGAATCCTGTTGAGCACCAAGATTTATGTGATTTCTTTGATGAATCAGATCCAGGAGATGTTAAAGTTATTGTTGCACCACGAGGAACTTATAAAACATCTACAATGAAAGCTAAATTGATGCAACATATCTGCGCTGACCCTAATGTTAGAATTTTGTACGTTAGAAAAACAGTTAATGGTGCAAAAGGTTGTGTTGGGGATATGCGAAATCGTTTGAGCGGTCAAGAAGCTCCTGTTATGTACGCATCTTTTAGTCATAAATTTGTTCCAACTGTCAAATACAGAATTCCTTGGAGTGATGTTAATTTTAGAGTCAACCGAGATCGTTCATTTGAAGAGGAAACAGTGGAAGCTGCTGGCATAGGGACTAATAAAATTGGGTTTCACTATGATATTATAGCAATGGATGATATTCTAGCCCCTGATAAGGACGAATTAACAGCAACAGATGTTATTTTGAGACCTGATGATATCCAAAAAGCTGCTGGTTTTATGACTCTTGCTAATGATTTACTAGATAAGAAGGGTCTCAGACTTATTTATGTTGTGACAACTCGTTGGGCAATGAATGATCCTGTTGCATGGATCCAAAAAAACTGGAAAAGTGCTAAGTTTTTCAATAAACCCGCTCATGATCCCGAAACGGGAGCTATTAATTATCCAGATTTGTTGCCCGAAATAGAATTGCAACGATTGAAAAAGCAGCATCGTGCTAGCATGTTTTACTTTGCACAATATGAGAACAAACCGTTTGATCCATCTAAGAAACCTTTCAAAGCATCGAATTTGCAATATTACAAGAACTCGCCTCCAAAATCAGAAATGTTTACTACTGTTACTGTTGATCCTGCTACTGGTAAAAAAGGAAGAGATGAAACTGCTCTTATGGTCGCTGGAACTCATCGGCATACAGGAAGAATTTATGTACTAAAGTATACGTACAAGCATTTGGGAGCCCTTGCCACTGCAAAACAAACAATTAGACTAGCAAAATTATATAATCCAGATATTATTGGGTTTGAATCTGTTGCATATCAAGCCACACTCGAAGAACTAATCAGAGCCGAGATGCGCTCTTGTGGTGAACGCTGGAAAATAATACCCATGCCCAAGAATACATCAAAAGCGTCTAGAATTTTAGGTCTCGCAGGATTTGTAGAAAACGAGGATCTCTATATAAAAGAGTCTATGGCAGAGCTAGAACTTGAAATTGAAGAGTTTGGCCCCAATGGTTCGCTAGGAGGTAACGATCATTTGCTAGATACATTAGCGGATCATGTTACGCTTGCGTCTGGTCGGGTAAAAACAAAAGGACTTGTGAATAGAGCGTCAATTAGTGAAGTAAATGATTTGCCAAGACATACTACTATTGAGATAGCTATTGCATCTAGAATGGACAATAGACCTTCTGCAGTTATTGCTGTCGGCAAAACAGGAGATCTATATTATATTATGGATTCTTCCGTAAGAAAAATGGGTATCTCAGAAATAGAAGATATTACAGAAAATATGTTATACAAATTTAAGAATTGGGTTGACAAAGAGAGCCAAGAAAGTGTAGGATTAGTAGTCGAGTCTAAGGTTTATCGTTCTATTTTTGATAAAGAACGTTTTGAGAAAGAAAATATAAAAACAAAACCGTGGCCTAAAGATTGCAGTAAAACAATTGCAGCAGTTGATAGAGGTACAATTTTATTTGGTTCAGATTCTGGAGATATTGCAGAAGACTTATTGCATGAGGAAGATGGGCCGGGACTTGCTGCATTAACATTAGCATGGAAAACTTTAGAAAGACCAGAAGGAGTTAAAGTATGGGCGACAAAAAGCGTGAAACAAAATCTGCCATTCGAGTAGGTTTTCTGGATGGTCTTGTAAAGAATGAATCAGAACAAACTAGAATCGCAAAAGCTGTTTCTAAAAGACAAGCTGTAAAAAAGTTTACCCAGCAAGAATCTGATAAAGATCTATCTTGGTTTTATCCTCCGTATGAACCAGAAAATTTAGCAAAACTTTTAGAGATTAATATTACACATTATAGAGCCTGTGCAACAAAAGCTTCTGACGCAGCGGGTATCGGTATGCATATTACTTCTGCAAATGAGGATGATGAAGATCCCCCTAAAGAAGAAGTCCAAAAGATTAAAGACTTCTTAGAAGAATTGAATGAGGAAGAAACTTTATTCGATATTTTAGAAAATTTTGTAATGGACTATGAATCTGTTGGTTGGGGCTGCATAGAAGTACTTCGTAATAAAGATGGAAAAATTGGCGGACTCACACATGTTCCTGCTAAAGACATAAGACGTTTGAAAAATGGCCCTAATGGATTAGTGTTTGCCCAACTAGATGAGACTGAAAACGCTTCTAATTATTTTATTCCATTCCCTAAGAAGTACCAAGATACAAATTGGGTATTAGTTGATGCAAAAACAGGAGATCCTACCGAGGATTTTGATGCTTCTGCAACAGAGCTTATTTTTTGGAAAAATGTGCATCCGGCAGTTAGATATTATGGGTTGCCTGATATTATTCCAGCAGTAGGTGATATTTGTACTAATGGTCAAATCAAAGATTTCTTTAGTGATTTCTTTGAAAATAATTGCATGGCTCGTTGGGCTGTTGTTATTAAAGGTGATACACCGTCTGAAGAAGTACGTTCTGAAATTCAATCTTATTTTGAAAATGAAGTTAAAGGAAGTCCCCATAGAACAATTGTTATGGAAGTTGATCATGATACTACGGTAGAGTTTAATAGGCTGGATGCAGAACAAAAAGAAGGCGATTTTAGAGAAACTAGGAAAGATCTTAGAGATTTTGTGCTTCTTTGTCATGGTTTTTCTCCCGGACAAGTTGGTATCATAGAGGCTTCTAGTCTTGGTAGTGGGAATGGTAGTTCACAAGCTGAAAATCATTTGAATAGAATCGTACTTCCTTTGCAAAGACGTTTGCACGGTATCTTAGACAAGATACTTAATTTTGGTTTGGATATTAAAAAAGCGCGTATTAGACTTATACCTCCCGATATTAAAGATCTTGAGATACGGTCTAAGGCTTATGCGTTGCTTACGGAACGTGGTATTACTAATATCAATGAGTCCAGACGAGATGTTCTTGGTAAAGGGCCAGTTGAAGGTGGAGATAAGCATTATGTTTACACCAGAGCCACAGCGCCTAGGCAAGTTGGTGGTGGCAGTATGGATACGGTCGATAGCAAGATTGAAGATTCCTCAGAAACTTCGGAGGTAAAATAATATGACTATAATTTTTCTAATCACAGCACTAATTATGATTACAGTTTTAAAGTAGGAGGTGTCGTATGCCCTATCCAAATTTCCATTCAGTACGGCTTCGTGATCCTAATGATTTTAAAGATGTTCCTGATTGGGCAGATGAAGGAAAATTTAGAACAAAATACGGAGGTAAAATATTTAATCGTGTTGAAGTTCCAGATAATATTAGTATTATCTATGGACAACTTAAGTCACAAGACGGAGATGAAACATTTCCTCAAGCCCTACGTTTTCCAAAAACTTCGTACACTATTGAAGAAGTCCGAGATTGGGTTAAGACAAATAAGGTACGCTACGTAAAGTTGGAGGAAGCAACAGAAGAGAAAAAGAAAGCTGCTACGATTAACTTTTTCATAAAAGATGCGAAACAACAAATTGTTTCTTCTGTAGTTTATGCTCCAATGACTGAAGATACCGATGGAGAAGGCGCTACTGAGGAAGAGATTGAGAAAGCTATGGTATATTTTATGAAGAATGGTGAAGGGTATAATTTAAATCATACAAAAACGGCAGTAAAACCTGTTCTTGTGGAAAATTGGATTACCCGTATTGACTTTTATGCCGGAGCATACTATATTGCTAAAGGAAGTTGGTGCCAAACACACTATATCGCTGATAAAAAGCTTTGGAAAAAAATTATGTCTGGTGAAATTAATGGCTTTAGTATGGAGGGTACAGCAAGATCAGATCAATAAATTCACTTGACATAACTCTTTATACTTGTTATTCTTTATAAATGTTAAGGAGGTGGTTTGCGAATGCGCTTGCTAAAAGACATAAAACCTAGTAAAATTGCATTTGTTAAAGAACCAGCTAATACCTTTCACTTTTTTATGATCAAAAAGAAGGGGGGTGACAAAGATATGGAACTTGAAAAACTTGTCACCGAACTACTCGGAGAGGATGTACAGATTGCTAAGTCTATGTCTGATGCTGCTAGACAGACCTTGCTTACTGCTGTGCAACCAATTGCTTCTTATGCAGAGGAAGTTCCCGAGGAGGTTAAAACTGCTATCAAAACTCTAGTTCGTGTTGCTGTTCTTGGTGATGTTGAAGTCGAGAAGAAAGTTGATACGAAAGAGGAAGAAAAGCCTTCGGTACTTGATTATTTTAGCGAACTTAAGGATCTGATTCTTGGTAAGGGTAAGACTGAAGAGCCGGTCACAGAAGAAGTTACCAAGAAGAAAGAAGTTACCAAGGAGGAAACAGTTTCTAAGGAAGTTACGGCAAAGACAGAGAAGGTTGCTGAAAAGTCTGATGAAACTCCTAGTGTTCTTGAGACTACGGTTTCTGAACTGGAAGCTAAGATGATTGTTAATGATGAAACTCTTGCATCTATTAAGAAGGCCCAGGATAGTACGGTTGAAGCTATCACAAACCTTTGTGATATGTTGAAGGAGAATAAGGAAGTTCTTGATATAGTTTCTAAAACCACACAAGTTGGTAAGTCCAAGGGTGGGGAAGAGACTACGAAAACTAAAGAGGAAGATCTGTGGGCTAATTGTATGCCTACATTCCTCACTGTTATGCCTAAAGACTAGAGGAGGTGATTTTAATGGATCCTGCTGAACTGTTGCGTAAAGCCGCTATTAGTGGTACTACTCTTCCTCAGGTTATTTTGAATCGTCAGCAAACTGAAAAATTTTTGGACGATGTTGTGGAAGAAACCGTACTATTGAAGGAATGTCGTAATGCTCGTAGGGATCATCCGTCAGGCGAGTTGAATCGTTTGTATTTCGCCGGCCCCGTTTCTGAGGATGCTAGTCTTGCTGTAACGACTGCATCTCCTTCGGAGTCTGTTGTGCAATATGATTCTACAAAGTTGCGTTCTGCGTTTGATTTGAAGACTGATTTCATCGAGGATATTCGTGCGAATTCTCCTGAAGAGGCTCGTAGACGAATTACTGCAATGTTTGCATCGCAAATTGCAAATGATATCGAGCAACTCGGTATCCGTGGTGATGATTCTATCGATGGAACTGGAACGGCTGATGATAGGCTTGAACAGACCAATGATGGCTTTTTGAGAATTCTTGACGATGATATCACGGCTGCTCAAGATATTGATTGTATTGGTGCGGGTGTATCGAAGAAGCTTTTCCATGATATGATTCGTGCTATGCCTAGCAAGTATAAGCGTAATAAGTCTAAGATGCGCTTTATTTGCAGTCCCGGTGTCGAAGAGAATTGGGTGTACGTCCAATCAGAAAGAGCTACTCCTGCCGGTGATTTGTCGGTAGAGGGTCGTATTCCGGCTCCTTTCGGTATTCGACTTCTTCCTGTGCCGCTTATGCCGGAAGATGAAGTTTATCACACTGCTGTGACTGATGGAACAGAGATCGTACTTTGTGATCCTAAGAATCTGTTGTACTTTGTACAGCGCAAGGTTACTTGGGAATGGGATCGTACTCCGAGAAGCGATCAATGGGAAGTTACTGTACATACGCGTGTTGACTTCCAGATTGAAATTGCGGGTGCTGTTGTTCGTGCTAAGAACGTGTCATTGACCGGTACTGCTTATACAGGTTAGTGAATATTGGAGGAATGAGAAACTAGAGTACTCTTAACGAGCTCTAGTTTCTCCCCTTCTCTAGTAAAGGAGATATGATTTGGATGGAATAGAATTTATTAAAGCCGAACGTAAAGAATCGGAGTATAACAAACTGCCTACCGATGCAACTCTTCTAAAAGGTAAAACAATCCTACTCTTTCGTGCTGGTGCTATGGGGGATACTCTTTTTGCACTTTCTGTAGCATCTAAGATTAAGCTACTGCAGTCAGATTGTTTAATTACTTTTTCTGCCGATCCCAAGTATATGAGTTTGGCTGAAATGTGTCCAGATGTTGACTATGTTTTTGATTCTCGTAAATGTCGTGTTAAGAATAATATAAGTGCTTATGATTATATTGTAGATATGACAGGCATTATAGAGGGCAAACGGGGTAAAACATCTGTTAGTTCAGATTATTTTAATCTGCATTTAGAACATGCTGGACTAAGTAAACCAGTAGAACTTGCCCGAATAAAACTACTTCCTGTAGCTACAGAAGTAACGGCATTAACAGAAGAACAGTATATTGTACTTCACATAGGAGGGTGCAATTCTAAAAAGACTTGGCCGTATTGGGCAGAACTATGTAATATTCTTGATAAAAATAAGATTAATTATTATATCGTAGGTGATGATAAAGATATATCAAAGATTCCAATTTCTTTTTGCGGTAGGGATCTTGTTAGTAAACTTACAGTTCCTGAACTTGTTGCTATTATTGCAAAGTCAAATGGGTTTGTTGGTACTGATTCAGGCCCATTGCATTTAGCCGGAGCTTTGAGAATTCCAACAGTATCTTTATGGGGCGCTTTTAATCCCGAACATACTGTTTCACATTATAAAAACGCAACTTATCTTCGTGGACAATGCCCAAAACTCCCTTGTTACAAATTGCAACTAGATTGTGAGCTAGGTGAAGTTTGTATGACTAAAATAAAACCCACTTCTGTGTATTCAATAATGGATAGAGTTTTAAGATTGCCAAGAACAAGCCAAAAAAGTACTCCAATAGAGCAGCTTGTTAGGATACCTAAAGCAAACTTTACTTTGTATCAAGATAAAGAAAAGGTTTTAGAATTTGTACAAGATGGTAAACCCCCAAAAGTTTCAATAGTTATTCCTAATTACAAAACACAACAGTTTTTGCCAAAATTATTTCAAACGTTAGATGAGCATAAAGATCCCGCTTGTAAAGCAGAGCTAATCACTGTGACCAATGGCCAACGTCGCTCTTTTGTCCCCGGTAAAGAAATTGAATCGATGGACGCGCTCGGCTATTCTCGTGCTTGCAACTTAGGTGTCGCACATTCGGATCCGC